CGCTCGTAAAACGCGAAGCGTTCGATGGATGCAAACGGCACCTCGCGGCCCTCGGCGGCATTGACCTCGATCTGCGCCTCGCGCTGCACGGCCGGAATGGTATGCGGCTCGCCGACGACTTCCATCCGCGACGCCGGTTGCTCGATGAAGGTATCGAGCGGCAGCACGGAAAGCACGGCGCGGACCGCACGCGGCGCGCTCACGCCGTCCAGATGAAGCAGCTTGCCGAGCACCGTGGAATGCGCGACCGAGTTGCCCGGAAAGTTCGCGTCGCAGATCACGAGTTCGTCGCCGTGGCCCATTGAGCGTAGTGCATGCAGGATGTCGGCGTTCAGCAGGGGATCGAGGTTCTTTAGCACTGTGTCTCCATGCAAGTTGCTTGCGGTTATTCGAATGGATTGAATCGATTGCCTTGATCGCAATACGGCAAACGATTGTAGCAAGCAACGTCGCGCGCTTCGGAGAGATTCAGTGCGCCGCGCAAGACGCGCCGGGCGCGCCGGACGCCCCACGCCTCTTGCCGCGGCAACGCCACCGCAACCATCCGATGATCGCGAGCAGCATCAGCCCCGCGCCGCCGAGCACCGGTTCGCGCCAGCCGAGCAACGCGGTGAACATGAACGCGCGCGTGCCGGCGAGCAGCGCGAAGCCGGCGATCGCGCCGGAGAACGCGTCCATCGCGGCAGCGAATCGCGCGAACGTTCTGACGGGCGAACGAGTCGTGACGCCGGCGGGCTCGTGCATGATGCTCTCCATGAAAGATGGGCGGTGGTGATTGGCGATGGCTAATTGCGATTGGCGGTGGCCGCTCAGGCGCCCGCTGGCACCTGGTCGAGGAAGCCGGTCACGGACTGAAGGCGCCCGTGCGCGTCGACCGTGCCGAAGTCGGAGCCCTTGACGATCGCATCGCCGGCGGGCGTCACGAGTTCCCACGAAAAGCGCAGGCGATTGCCGAAGCCGTCGACGTCGGTCGAGCGGCGGAACGTGTGACCGGCAAAGCGCTCCTGCACGGCCTGGATCATCGCGTCGATGCCGTCGTGGCATGCGCCGGTCATCAGCGGGTCGCGGTAGTCGGCGTCGCGAGCCCACGTCGCGGCGATAAGTTCTCGGCGGCGCGCGCCGTCGGTCTCGTTCCATGCTTCGAAATAACGGTCGATCAGGTTGGTGTGCGCGTTCATCTCCTACTCCTATGGCGGGATAGAGCGCTACGCTCGGCACGCGCGTCGCGTGCGGCGGGCTCGGAGTGAAGATTCGCGGCTTGCGCGACGCAGGTCGATTACGTGGGAGGTAATGGAATCGCCCGGAGAGCCTTGACAGTCATGGCTCGTCTGGAATTCGTCTGGAATTCGTCTGGAATTTCTACCGGACAAATTTGATTTCAGTCCACTCTGCACCGCGGGTATCACGGTACATTGCCGTCATCTTTTCGCTCTTGTGGCCCAAGAGCGCTTGGGCAAATTCGACGCCCTCCTGCTCGGAATAAAGGCGCGCGGCAAGGCTTCGGAGTTCGTGGAAGGTCGGGGCCGTCTTGCCTGTCTCCCACGTTATTTTTGCCGCAGTTCGAGCCTTCAGGAACGCCCTGGTCAGAGAATCCTTGTCGATTGGATCGCCTGGCCGCCGCTTGCCGATGTGGCGTGCATGATGCAGGATAGATTTGGACACTACCTTGTCCCTGCAGCGCTTGATCACGTCCTCCAGCGATAGGCCCAATGCACTGATGCGCATCGTCACCGGAATGCGCAGCTTGACGTCCGTCTTGGCCTGCTCGACAAATAGAAACCCGTCCTTGACGTCGGCAAACAGCATGTTGGCGATGTCCTCTCGGCGCTGTGCGGTCAGGAGGGCAAGTTCGAAACTCCGAGCCACCCACGGCTCCATGTCGCCGGCGGCTTCATAGACTGCCTCGAATTGCTCCCACGTCAGGCGCGAGCGCTCGACCTCAAACGACGGAACGCGCGTAACGCTCACCGGATTTGACCCGCTGCTGATGTGCCCCTTTGTTTCGGCTTCCCGGAACATATCGAGCAGCGTTTTGCGAATAAGCGCCGCCATCTGGGCGCCGCGCTTCAGAGTCGCCGCCTCAATGAAATTCGATACCTCGATGGTCTCGATCGATCGCAGGTGCTTTTCAATGAATGGCGCAGTGCGGATTGCACGAATCCCCGCCCTGACGGTCTTCACGGTAGCGGGAGTAGGACTCCGGGTATCGATGTAAATTTGCTCATACTCAGTCGCCCACTCTGACAGAGGCTTTCCGGCTGGCTCCATCAGCTTTTGTGCAAGAGTCTTTGTGCCGCGGCGCTGCTCGACGGCCAGATTGGCGGCTCGAGCTTCTGCAAATGCCTTGGCTTGGTCGCGCCCCAGTCCGTAATCTTTCCTTGTGTCCGGATCGCGCCAATAAAAATAGCCGGCACCGTTTTGATTCAGGTGGTCCGGCCAGTTCCTTCGTTTTGCTTCCCTACGCCTAGCGGCCATTCCCAATCCTCCGGGCCATCTCACCGTCACTGTCAGCATATACCGCGTTCGGCTCGACAAAATATCGACTGCCGATCTTGATTGGTGCCGGCACGATCCAGCCAAACCGGCGCCAATTGTAGAGCGTGTTCCTGTGCGGCTTGGCTGCGCCGAACATACGTTCAGCCCATTCTTCCAGCGTGACCAGCTTCGGCATCTCGACGACTGTCATCGCTTACCCTCCACTCTCTTTATCCGCGACAGGTCAAACTCATAGTGACCGCCGCGCGTCGATCGATACCAGCACATCTTCCAGAAGCCGATATTCCTTTGCATCGCGGCTATCAAGCTTTCGTTGCCGGACCACCCACCCGTCGAAATTTGCAATGAGTCGCCCTCCTGCGTCCATAAATTCGGCCACTGCCAGAGTCCGCGCACGAACTCGAGCATCCCGGCCACGTCCCTCCACGGCCACTCCGCTACGCGCTTCAGAGCTTCGTCAGTCGGATAGCCATCGTCATCAAGCAATTCCTCGGTCACCCTGCCTCCAAAAACAAAACTGGCCGCCGAAGCGACCAGGGTTTAACGTTCCAATCGACCGCAGTCACGGCCAGAATCCTTTCCAGCGCCGGCTTATTGTTTTCCAACATAGAGGCTGGCGACTTTCCCAATTCCGCTGCATAGTTTGCTGACATACGATGGCGAAACTCCATATTCGTCGGCGACCGATTGTTGAGTCCTTCCAGACTGGCATTTGTCGATAATTTCTTGAACATCTTTCTTTTTCAGCTTCAATCCCGCTCGATCTTTTGAATTTCTGTCTTGCACATTGTCGTAGTTCGTCCCCAGAAATAAGTGATCGGGGTTCACACACGGCCGATTGTCACATCTGTGCAGAACATGTAGCCCATTTGGTATAGGCCCAAAAGCGATTTCGTATGAGTAACGATGCGTTCGGACGTTCTTCCCATCTACTCGCCAACACCCATATCCGCTGTTATTTCTTCCAGCCATCCACTCCCAACACCCGCTATCTTGTTTTCGAACAAACAACCAGAAATCTGCTGGATCATTCTCTATCGACTTTCCAAAACATTTCTTAGAGCAGAAATGATTGTCGACCTTGCGTGCAACGGATAACATTTTCACAAATTCCTTTCCGCAACTCTGGCACTGGACTGTGATTCTCGGAGCTCTCGCGCCGTATCTACGATCTCCACTCACGCCCTCACCTCCTCTTCTTCCATCTTCTCGATCGCCTCCAGCGCGAGCCTCAGGGCGAATTCCGTGCGCGGACGGTCTTGGTTATTGGCGATCGCCCATTGAAGCTCGGCTCGCAGTGTTTCCAGTTCGGTCATTTCCTCGGCTCCCTGACCACATTAATCCCCTCTGGCAGCCTTCACAGCCACCTGCCCTTCGAAGTCATCGGCCAACATCTGCGCGAATGCAGTACACAGTCCCGCGATGAGTTGCGGCGTCGGCTGGCGAGCTCGGGTATAGGCGTAGGCCTGTTCCATGAAGGTGCGGCGGTTGGTGATCTGGTTCACTGGCTCGCCTCGAACATGTCGATGGTCCGTGTGTCGCGTTCGGGCTCGGGCTCGATCGGCCCGATGAACTTCGCGTGGCCGGCCCAATCGTCGGCGAGGCCCGCTGCATGACCCGATGGCGTAAAAGGCCATGTGATAACGACAGCCTCGATGATCGGCGCGGCTGGCCCGCTCTTTTGCTTGATCTCCGCAAAGAATGCATTCAGCTTGTCGGCCAATACCTCGGCCTCGCGCTTACCCGGCGCTGCAATGATGTCGTCCGGACCTTGGACGTGGACTGCAAATAATGTCATGCTATGGTTCCTCAAATTTGGAGACCGCCATGCACCGCGAAGTTGTCGATGAGCCTTACCGCATCGTTGTGAACGCGGACCGAAAATTCGACCCGCAGGACCCGGCGCACATCGTGGGCTATACCGTTCGAGTTACGGTCGACAGGATAGACAGGAGGCCGGTTCAGGGGTCGATGCTTACTGAGCGCTCGGACGAGATGGCGCCGCTGCATGGAGATCATTTCCTGACCGTTGATGCGGCTCTCGAACACGGAGAAGCATGGGGAAGACACTGCATCTCACAATGGCGCGGGTCCAACCGCCATTAGGGCTCCCCCTTTTTATGTTGAGACAGGGCGCGGATAGCGGCGGCGCTGTATCCGGAAACTAAATCTTGCAGGGCATTTGTGGATTCACCTTCTTCGTCTCGATAGACCCCCGTTTCTCGCAGGCAGCGGATCACGTCACGCAAAGTTTCAAGACTTTGCTCAGGCAGTTTGGGTGCGTTGTAAAGAATCCTCGCTTCCATTGATCGCATCGCCAAGGCAGCCAAAAAACCGTTGTGGTTAACGTCAACCCATGCCTGCTCAGTGCCTCGTGCTCGTGCTTGATAAACAGGCGCTCCTGATTGCATGAGGTCGGTCTTGGCGGTGCATGGGCACAGCTTTGTGCCGATCGGTAGCCGATCCATTGCTTTCATGTCAGTCCATCGAATGGGGTTTGCGAGCCCGTCGTAAAGTCGGGGCCCGACTTCCGCCACCGGCTGCGCATCGACGGCTGGCGCTACAGTGGCAAGCGCCTCGATCTGGTCCTTGTGGTCGAGATAGTGCCGGTACGCGCCTTCGATAAAGCCCTGTTCGACGAATGCAGCAATGCGCTTGGCGCGCTCGGCAGCGTCGGGCACATCCGCAATCCGCTTGGACAAATCGGTCAGCCGGATTTCGCTTGCCCAAAGCGCGGCCATCGTTTCGAGGGCGGCCAGCGCTTTGTTGAGCGCACGGCGCTGGTTTGGCGTCATCTGTGCGAGATCATCGTCACCCGCAGCGCCAGCGGGATTCGGTTGGCGTTCACTCATTTCGTGTCTCCGCTTGCTGATTGAGCGGCGGCCAGGGCGGCGTCGATCGCTTTGTCAAGCGAATCACCCCATTTCAATTCCCGGATGCCTTCTACGTCGTGATAGCACGATGGCCCATTGACGACGCCTTGGTCCCGCTGGCGAGTTTCCAATGAATTACCTTGGTCTCTAAGCCACCGATACCGCGCCGCATCGCGCGCATCAGCCGTGAGCGCTGTCTGTGCTGGCGGGGCGGTGTAGCCGCTATGCTTGTCGGCGTCGTAATCAAGAATCCACGGTTCTTTGTCGATTTCGCCAATCATCCACCGCATGCGGTCGGCCTCGTAGCGAACGCGGTCGGGGTATTCCGAGCGGTCAATAGTGATGTCTTCGGCTATGTCACCTTTGTGCAGGATGGCAGTCCAGTTCGTCTTGCCGTTGCTCTCGGGCATAGAGCCATACCAGACCGACAACTTTGCACCCTGCGCCACATTGGCGGAAGTTAATGCGGCGCGGGCTTGCAGTTCGCCTGCTCGCTTGACGATTGCTTGTGCGAATTCGACAGTCTTAGCGTTCAGCGGAAAGCCGAAGCGTTCAGCAACCTTTAGCGCTGCGCCTGAGTCGATGACAAACGCCCCGCGCTGGTCCTGCTCGACCGATGGCGCAGGCTTGCTTGCTTCATTGGCGAGAGGGGCGGCGTAGAGTTCGGTTCCGACTGGCAGCACGGCATCACCGATTGGCTCGATGATGGTTCCGTAATCGTCCGGGTTGTCGCGCACGACGGCCACCGCCTGCTTGTCGATAGCGGCAGGCTGGCAGGCGAGCAGGGCGAGCGCATCGATAAGCGCGTTCTCGATGCAACGCTTCACGTTCCATGCAGCGGTAGTGTTCCAGCGCCGTGCGTAGGTATCGGTTATCGCTGCGATTTGTTCCTTGGTCAGCATATCTGCTCCGAGCTTGCTGGTAGTGGTATTCAAGGCAACCTCCCATTCGGCTCAGGTGGGCCTGGAATTGGCGGTCATTTCTTTAGTGGCTAACGTCATGACTTTGGTCCTCTGTCGCCTTGGAGATTGCCGCGCGTATTTTTGAAGCGGCATCGGCGTAGTTATTTCGCTTCTTCGGGTTCGTGGTGTTGAAGCACACCGCCTCGATATAAGTCAGCGCGATCTGTGCTGCGGCAAGCAATTCGGGCGACGCTGCCATCAGGCGCGCATTCGCCTCCCGAACACCTGGCATCTTCGGAAAATCGATTGCCACCGCAACGCCGGCAACGCCATCCATGCCGCGAATTACCGTCTCCGGATAGCCTTCGTTGTCGTCCGTTTCAGCCACGAACCACGGACCGGGCAAGTGTTCTGCTTTGCTCATTTCACTGTTCCCCGTTAGATGCGGCAGCCGGATCGGCGCGGGCCCTGAACCGGGCAGCGATTTTCAATGCGCTATCCACCTTTTCCTGAGAGACAAGACCGCCCGCGACGAGCATCCGCAACGCAAGCGCTTCCGCCGACGCGGGCTCTTGCGCACCGCCAGCAGCTATCGCGGCGCGGAATTCCTGCTCTGCGATGCGTCGATTCTCGTGGCTGGATCCCGCATAACGGGCGGCGAATTCCTTGGCGGCTAGGATGATTTGCTCAACGCTCGGCGCGGCGTCTGCCTGCGGGGTGGCGCGGCGGTTCCACGCAGCGACCAATCCTTCGCGAGTTTCGTGGATCATCCCGCATTCGCACGTCGGGCATGCGATAGTGAAACTACCGGGATGCGGCGGCAAATTGACAAAGGCGTGCTCGTGCGCCGGGTGCTCTTCGATGGTCTGCTCAGTGCCGCAAAACGGGCAAGGCAAAAGACTCGCTGCGCCTGTATTCATAGTGGTGTTCATAATTGGTCTCGGGATGGTTAGGCGGTTAGGTCGATTGCTTCGCGCGCTGCGCGGATGAACTCGGCTGCCGCTTGCGCGTTGATCGCGTTACCGTAGGCGCGCAGTCGTCCCACTCGGGCGGGAGCCCCATCAGCCAGCGGGAATGAGCCGGGTTCAACTGGCCGCCACTTTTCGTCCCGGCAGAGCAACCAGTCAGCATCTCGCCAGAAGCCGTTAGTCGGGCCGGCAACGTGCTTTTCGCCATCGCTCCGAGACTCTGCAGCGTGTGTCGGGCCCTCTGACCATCGCCGCGATTCGTGCTCATGTTCGGCGCGTCCGGATGCGCATTTGGCGTCGGCCAACTCGCAAGACACGACATCGCCGCAAGGTCGGGCCCCCGCGATCGCATCGCCTCGCGAATCCCGCCTTCCGTCGATCTGACGCCCTTGTCCGCCAATGACGATGTCGGTGTGGGCCAGCCGGCCAGCGTCGCCGCCATGCCCAGCGTCAACCCAAACCCGTTGTTGCCGTGACGAGCTGCGCACTCCGCTCGCCGCGCTTCCCACGTCGAGTCGTTGTCGTTCTGCGGGCCCGCGTTCGGCGTCGGCCACGATGCCAGCCAAGCTACCCGACCCAGCAGAGCGTTCAGTGGCACGTTCGCGCACTCGCTTCCGTCCTTGTGGTCGCGCGTGGTCGGCGTGGGCCATGAAGTACGCTCGATCGCGGATGTGCGGAGCACCGACGCCCGCAGACGGGAACGGGACACACCCGATGGCGTAACCCATCGCTTCCAGGTCAGCTTGAACAAGGTCGATCCAAGGGTCGATGTCCTTGCTCGCAACCTGCTCTCCAAGGATGACTGGAGGCCTGCACTCGCCAACGAGCCATGCCCAAGCGGGCCAAAGGTGCCGCTCGTCAGCAAACCCAGCGCCTTTGCCTGCCGCGCTGAAAGGTTGGCACGGACAGGAACCGGTCCAAACAGGTCGATCGTCAGGCCAGCCAGCGAGTCGAAGCGCGTATGACCAGACACCGATTCCGGCGAAGAAATGGCACTGGGTGAATCCGCGAAGGTCGTCTGGTCGAACATCTTCAATGCTCCGTTCATCAACTTCGCCGGCGGCAATGTGACCGGCGGCTATCAGGTTGCGCAGCCACTGCGCGGCGTATGGGTCGATCTCGTTGTAGTAGGCGGGCATGCCGGTAACGTAGTGGGTCAGGCGGTTACTGCCACGAATCAACGGCAAACTTGCCGAAGACGCCGCGGAAGGTTCCAAGGCCGATGGCTAATCCGCCTTCCTCGATCAGGTTCCGAATTTCTTGCTCCTTGATCTCCTTGTTCGGGTAGATGTCAAGCGTGAATTCGATTGACCACGGCAGAGGCAGCACAGGGCGCTCTTTCGGATTCGGGATGCCTTTGTCGAGGCGGGCCACTGCACGATGCAGGTAGATCCCACTCATGGCGTCGCGCTCTTCGTCGAACTTGCCGACGCGAATCGGTTCGCTGTCGCGTAGGAACGGCACATAGTTCGGATTCGACCCGGGTCCGCTGATGCTGGTGAAGCTCAGGCAGGCGTTCGCAATGTCCTTATAGGCCCGCTTGTCCCGAAGCCGTTTCGGGGCGCTGTTCGTGTTGTGCGCTGTTAGAAACGACGCAATATTGATGGCCGGCAGACATAAAATGTCCGTGCCCGGCACCTGATAAATCTTCTGATGCCACTCCAGCTTCGTCTTGTTGTCGCCTGCGTACCGGTCGAACATGATGTCCCGCAGGCCTCGCAGCACCACTTGCCGCGTCACCTTCTCCAGCCGCGTATCCGATTTCGTCGTTACCGTCATTGATCTGCTCCATTTCGTTAAAGCCCTCGCCTAGCATTTCCCTGCGACGCTCCGCCGCGCCTATCCCGGCCCAGCCCTGCCGCTAATTTGGTGCGCCACACGCACCCGTGAACCCCTAGGGGCTCACGGCTACGAAGTAGCTCCTCGCCTCGCCGCACCTCGCCATGCGACGCCTCGCCGCGCCCTGCCCATCCATGCCAGGCAAAGCCGGGTTAGTACGCTTAAAAACTGAAAAAGAGCGGCCGGGACTGCGCCGCTGTCGACAACGCCCCACGGGCCGGGGACCGTTAGGCTCGTGGTTCTGGAGTTGGGTGCCGCTGCGTGGCTTACCGGGAGAACGCCGTAGCCAATCCGTGCGCGCTGCGGCGGTAGAGTTAAGCGGCGTGCTCCATCGCGATCATTTCGGTGATCTGCGTGAAGTATTCGCGGGCGGCTTCAACCTTTTCCTTGATCTTGTCCTCAAGGTTGCGGTCCCGTTCGTACGGAACGCGCGTGATACGAAGCGACGCGTCGATGTGATCGACGTAATGGACTGAAGGGTCTTCGAAGCGGATCAGTTCGTCAGGCGTGTTCACCATGCAGTAGTTGATTTCGAACTGGTCAACGTCCCACAGCATCATGTAGCCGCGACCTTGCCATTCGTAATCTTTGTCCTGCCCTGCAAACACCGTGGCCGGGAACGTGGCGAGCGACCATGGCGATTTGACGTCGATGATCTTCGTGTTCGGCACGTAGATGTCGCATTCGCCGGTCAACCACTCATTCTCGCGACGCTCTGTGTTCTTCGTGTAGTTCGTGAAAAACACATCATTGATAAGCTGGATGGAGTGGTTTTCGACAAGCGTCCCCTTCTCCATTTCCTTCGAAGTGATGACGCGCTGAAAGCCATAGACGAATTCTTTGGCCAATTCCTCGATGTACGTCTTGGCACCGACCGAGAGTTTTTCGCTTTTTGACTTCGGTTCAGTCATGATCTTGCCCAGCGATGAGCAGCGAATCTTAAGCATTTGTGCCCTCCATGGCGGATTTGATGGCGTCGGCTACTTCCTTCGTCTGCTCGTTCGTCAGTTCGAACTGAGCGTGAAGTTTTTCGGTGGTGTACTGCTGCGCGATGATCGACGCAATTGCGCGCTTCAGACGATCGGCCGTGATCGGCGGCTTCCGTTTTTTGGCCACATTCGGTCGGATTCGAAGGCACTCAACCACGTCGCCGAATGCCTTCGTCATGCTCGCGTACAGCGTGATCTCCTTGCCCGCCCATTCTTCGATGTACGGCCCGTACAACTTGGCGATCGACTTAGAGTTCGTGACGTTCAAGATCAAGGGCTTATGGCCCTTGAGGTGTGCGACCGTCGCTTCTTCTTTTTTTCCATCCGTGCCGACGATCTGCTCACGTTGCACGTAGTCAATCGTGACGGTCAGGTCTTCATCCGGATTGAGGGCATACGCGCCGATGTAATCGGGATTGATCAGGCGCTTCCAGTGTGTCTTGCTCTGTTGGTTGTCCATTTCGGCTCCTTAGCCGCAGTTCCGACAGTGAATGAATGATTAAAGCGGCTCGCCCACCAGTTCCTCGCCGACGCTCACCAACTTGTCGAACAGGAAGTTCTGCAACTCGCGCGTCATGTCCTTCCAGCCATGCCGAAGGTGGATGTATTCCTCGATCAGGGTGGAAGCGAGTTGTTTGGTGCCGCCCATGTTGAGGACCGCTTCAGCGATGAAGATCGTTTCGTCTTTCGCCAATCCGAGGCCACCCTCGCCCAAGCTCTCGACAAACTTGATCGGATAAGCGCCGCGAATCTGGAAACCGAGCTTCTGGCAGAAGTCCAACGCACGCTCTAAGCTCATTTGCTGAACGCGAGTCAGCGTGATTTCTCGCGGCGAGAACGGCTTTTGCGTCGCTTCATGCCAGACCTTCATTGCAGTCTTATTGACTCGCAACAGTCGGTCGGAAAGGCAATCGCCAACGACCTTTAGAAACGCTTGGCTCGGAGCAACACCCCAACCGTGGAAATCCAGGCTGCCTTCCACGTGAGAATCCGGAGCCGTAATGACTTCACGCAGCATCAATTCGTCCGACGCCTGAAGCCAGCCACGCGCGATCCGGTATGCCGGCTCCCATTGATTCTTTACCGTACGGTCTTCCGTCAGTTCGAGCGCCGCCAGATCGTTGTATGTGAACAGGCACGGCTTATCGAACTCCTGCACCCGGACACCGCGGTAGTAGAACGCGCCTCCGGGCCGGCTTCGGACCTCAATGCCACCGAACGTGTGCGTCGGTCGATCCTCGAGAATGTAGAAGCTCGACTGAGCGAACACTTGGTCGAACTCTGCGCCCTTGACGATGATCTTGGTCGTGCCCTCCTCCGGCGCCGGCCAGTCGGACACGCTCTCGACCGTACCGCCTTCGTCCTTGCAATTGCAGGCGATCTCGCGGTAAGCCATCCACATTTCCCACTGCTTGCCTAGTTCGGTCGTGAAGCCGATGGGCTGCGGGTTGCTCATGTCGACGGACATCTGCACGAAGTCGAAAGACTTGCCGCGCACCGACTCTGTCGATACCGTGAAGTCGACAACCTGCTTGCCGGAATAGATCGTGATGGTGTGTTTGTTTCGCAGCAGCACGGCGATTGCGTACTTCAGGCCGGTTCCGAAGAACCCGATGGGCGTATCGCCTTCCTTGACGCTGACGCCGAAGGTAGAAATCGACAGTACGTCGATCTCGCCCGGATTGGAAAAAACGATCATTTATGTTCCCCTGTCTTATGTGGCACAGCACGCCTCATCAATTGCCTTCATGGCGGCTATCGCCTGAGCGATGCGGGCGGCTGAGATGTCGCTCATGCCGCACCCGCCCGAAGCGCCACACAGATCCACCAGACGACGCCCACAGCAACGCCCAACCCGATCGCATACAACCAGCCTCGAGCCTCGCTCTTGCGCTCGACCTTCCAAGTGCTGTAAGGGCCAAAAGCATCGTTGAGAGAACGCGGCGTGCGGTAATGCGTGTGCTGAATGTCACGAGAGAAGTTCATGCTTGCTCCTCGATAGCTTGGATCTCAGCGAGCCGCGCCAGAAGGTGGTCCTTCTCGGCGCGCAGGGCGTCTTCGTAGCGAACTTGCATGATCGACAGGGCATGTCGCGCCAGTTCGGAGTAGCGCAGCTTGATGACTTCGGCGAGTGCCGAATCGAAGTAAGCCGACTTCCAGTAGTTCTGCGCGCTCGGGCTGTCCTGATGGGAAATCTCCGTCGCGACGTCCACGCGGTGCAACTTGCCCACTGACCGCAAATGCGGTTCAGGCGCGCCGTACTTGGCAACGTATTCGCTTGCGTCCTTCCATTGACGCTTCAGGTCGTCGGCTTTCATCTAAGCTCCAAAAATTTTCGTAACAACCAGCGCGCCGAAGGTGACGACGAGACCGATTGAGGCACCGATAAGAATTGCCGTGTGTACGCCGACTACGCCGTCCATGCGTTGGTCAGCAGCGAGGCGGGCTCGGTCGTCGGCGTATGTCGCATGGCCCTTGTCGCTGATATGGACGACAACACCCTCGCTGTCGTCTACGATTTCCCATGTGGTCATTTCCACTCTCCCACTCCCATCAACCTCGCCTCGGCATCAATGCGGTCCCAATATTGGCGATCCCATTCGGCGGCTCGCTCGGATTCGGTGAGCGGCTGCTCGTCCTCGAACGATTGTTCTTGTCTTTGGCGGTCAAGGCGCTCGAACTCTGCCCAAGCGCGGGCGTTTGCGTGCTGTCCCATAGTTGTCCTCAATACTGTTGAAGGTTGATTGCCCTCAGTGGTAACGACTCCCCGCGCAGTCCCGATCCCGGCCGGGTTGCCACCGCTGTCGCAGAAGCATCGGCTTGCGTAATCGGCGCTAAGTCGTCACCACTCAGGGCCCGGGCATCCCACCCGGTGCAGGCGCTGTTCGAGCCGCGCTGGCTTCTCTTGAATCAATCCAGCGGCCCAAACAACTTGGCTCGAAAGACCTGCCAAGCGGCCTCATCCTTCGCCGCAATTTCAGCCATCTGCTCGTCAACCCATGCGCGGGAGAATTCAACCCACTCGTCGAGCGCGGTTTTCATTGCTCACACTCCCTGTGTTGAATTTCGGTGCTGTCCCGACCGGTAGCGCCCCTGATGAACGCCACGGCGCACAGTGCTGCGATCAGCCAGACGAACAAGCCTGCGGCGATTTGCGTGGTTGTCATTTGGTCGACTCCAGAAGGGCGCTTAACAGCTTCGCGGCTGTCCGCAGATGCGCATAGTCAACGCGAGATACTGATCCGCTCGGGCCGTTGTGGTCCGGAAAGGTCGAGCCGCGTGAGACCAGGTGATTTAGCGCTTTGCGCTGCTCATCCGTCAGCGCTTTCGGCTGGCTGGCGGCTTGGCTTTTCAATGCGGCTTGCCAGCCAGCACAGAACTCGTTACGCATGCCCGACATAAAGTGATCTGGATAAACGTCGAACTGGTGGCGCTCGTTGAAAGCGGATCGCCATGCTTCTGTCTCTTCGGTCATGTCTTGTGCTCCTGAATCATTTCCCACAGCACTCGGCGCACTTTCTTTGCCGCAGCATCGCCCTTGTGCTGGCGGAACGCTTCGACTATCGCTGCGCACAGGTTGTAATCGCCCACACAGCCTTTTTCGATCGCTTGCAATAGGATCTCGTTGAACTCGTGAGCGGCCCGCTTCTTATCCATCAGATCAGCACCAGCACACGTCATGTGCGTAATCGACATACTCCGAATCCAGCACCCTACCCGTCCGCGTTACCCGGTCCACCCGGTAGACGAAGCCAAGGTGTTGCATCTTTTCTTTTGCCACCGTCATAAGGCGGTGAACGGCGCGCGTCTTCATCTCAAACCTCGTCCGCGTCAATCGCCGCGAGAAGATCGCGGTCATCCTCAGTCATCTCGACATCGCTGCTGCCATGGCGCATGAGGGCTATTCCAGCCATGGCCGCAGCGTGGGAGGTGAAATTGCCCAACCACTTATCGCCTGCGTAGAGGCGTCCGTCGATTACCATCAGGTTTTGATGCCAGTTCATGATTGGCTCCTATGGAAGCGTCCGACCGGTGACGTCCTGAACGTACTTGCGCATCACTTCGACAGCCTCATCTGGCTTGCCAAAGTAGAACGCGTAGAAGATTCGATTCAGGTCCTCTTTGGCATCGTCGGTATCTGCAAGCGTTGGCAGATTCCGTCTGCGCATCTCTTTCACCAGACCTTCGTCGGACGCGTCTTCGAGAACGTCCGTATCGTCGACCCAAACCTCTACGTATGGCATTTCACTCTCCAGCGCCGTAGCGCGAGTTAGGCGGCCTTTTCCTGCGCGCGTTGCTCCGCGACAACTTGCAGCGTGGCGACAACGGCGTCCGATACGCTCTGAATGATCCAATCCGAGCGATAAAACGTGATGCCGTTCTTGTAGAAGCTGGGCACAATGGGCTTTGCAACGATGCGGAACTCGTCACTGGCAAGACATTCCCACACGTCATCTCGATATGAGCCGTCTTTGCCGCTGGCATGTGTCACGCCGAAGAACTGGCCTCTTTCGGGAAATTGGACTTCGCTCATGGCCATCCCCTTACGCCGCTTTACGAAACTCTTGCGCTTCACGCTGGCGGCGCATCTTTGCTTCCTGCTTTGCGCCGAAGTGCGGCATGTACTTCGATGCGTCGAACGCAGCGCGGAGGCGTTCGCTGTGCGTCGGTTGCGGAACCCAGATCGGCCCTTGTGGCGTCGGCACCTGCCGTTGCACTCGGACTTCAGTGATCGGTGTTGCGCGCTTCGCGAGAATTTCGGTGCGGGTGCGTTGGTTGTGCTTTCTGCTCATGGCTTGCTCCGTAGTTGTACTAAAGGTAGAAATCACCTAGCCGCTACCGGCTCATTGAACGGGTAACTGCTAGGGGACTTGAAACGTCTTTAGGGGAAGGGGCCGGTACTGATCTCCGGCTTTACAGATCGCTGCGTCGTGTATTGGCTTTACCTGTCGCCTCATGGGACTTCCACCCATGCATTGCCCGCACGCGTCGCGCATCAGCCTGCGCATTACCTTCCACTAAAAACGCTTGCAACTCTCAGCGAAGGCGACTTACTCCGGGAGTCTGTTCACCGCCGTGTGTCCGCAACGGAAGTCGCCTTCATTGAGAGTGCCGGTCTATTCCCGGCCGTCAACATCGCAATTTCGCACTATTGCTTCCCGATCCTCCGTCTAGGCCTGCGCAGGTCACAGATTCTCAAGTCATGCTGGGTTTCGATGTATTCCCTCTGCTCGGTACTGCTGCAATTCAGAGCCGCTAACGGCGGCAAGTCGGACGTACTTGTTTCCCGGTCAGGTGGGCGCTCAGTCGTCATCGAGGGGACCTCTGCTCTACTGCAATTCTTAGGAGAAGGCACAGCACTATCAGGGAGTGTGTCTCGTCAGCTAGCGTCGCCTTGATGCCGCCGCTAAGATCGGTCGGCCAAGCGGTTTCGCGCAATTGCACTTTGTTGGGAGTGCATGCCCTCTCGTAAGAACTGCAATCCACGCGGCGCTGACTACTCCCGGCGAGCCGGCTCCAACTGCCGCGTGGTTTTACCGATTACCTCGCGATCGATTTGCGCGCCTTTCGGAACCCCGTCATCTGCAGGGCATTTCGTGACTTTTGCTTCTGCCGTCACGGCCAAGGGCAGGATGCCTTGCGGCATCTATTCATCTTCCGTTGCAGTGGTTCGAATGTGATCAGGGCTGGCACCGACTCGGGACGCCGTTCATTCCCGACATTCTTCTGGCGGCCTACCAGCATGGTGTACGTCACTTGGCGTCTACTTGGTACGGACCCTATCCGCTCGAATGACCTCACAGCGCGCATTTCTGCGGCCGCTTTCGACGTTGCTGACATCAGCGCCAGCACTGATCAAACTCAAACCATCTGCGTTGTTAAAGATCGTTTGCCCCACCAGGCGACGCCATGCGCCTGTGTTCCTCTACTGCGGTACTGCTTTCATGGAATCGGGCCGGTGCTGTGATATCCGGCATCTACGTTTTGCGGCTCTCGTGTAGCAAGGTGCTTATGCCGCGCGACCTTGGCGCATCAGCCTGCGCATTCCGATTCCATCAAGGCAGTTGGTTAGAGTTGGAACGGGAGTTCGAACACTGCGAAGCCTTCTTCGTCGAAGCCCTTGAAGATCGGTTGCTGTTCCATGACTCTCTCCGGTTGGTGGTTACTGCTGGCATGGAGAGAATACTACCGCACGGGTAATAGAAAGCAAAGCCCCACAGGGTAGTAGAAGCGATTGTATTTATCTACCGGTGCGGTAGTAACAATAGACGGGTCGGATTGCGTGCTTTCGCGCACTACACTGGAAGCATCCGAGGGGATGACCATGACTGCAGACGACGTGATCACAGTGTTCGAGCGGCTGAATGCCGAGGGTCGAGCGGACTTCTCGTTGGACGACACATGCGCCGGGTTTGCCGGATGGCTTTCGGGAGCGTGGGAGAGGTTGCCAGCGCAGGATATAGCGCTGCTGACTGCGGTAGGCGCAGTGCTTTGGCGGGAGGGGTTCGCCTTACGGCGGAAATGAAAAGCCCGGCGCGGGGCCGGGTTCTCTTAAAGACCGCTCACAGTGATAGATACGCGCGCAGACATGCGTCGATTGCTTCCATGTCCTCTTCACAGAGGAACACGCCTATGTATTTGCGGCCGGCATGCTGAGTCTTTTTGTAGGGCTTCGTCAGGCGATCAAAGCTGACCGTCGCGAGCATGTCGCACTTCGCCCACATCGTGGCCTTGGGTTCCCATCCAGGTATCTGGACGTGAGGAAGAGCGTAATGCCAGTGCTTGACGGGGACTGGTGCGGTCGTGGAGATGGGAACAACGCTGCACAGTCGCCGCCCATGGCTGCTCTTATGCGAAACAACTATCGCCGGGCGACGCTTCACCATTTCCGGCTCTCGAAAGCCCGTATTGAAATCGCAAACGAGTATCTCGCCCCGAGATGGTATGTAAGGAAGAGCCATAGGGATAAGAAAAAGCCCCCGAATTATCGGGGGCTTAGATCAGACGCCCGGGCTAGCTTGGAATCGCCTATCCGGGCCGCTGCCGCACCTAAGATGCGACAGACTCAAGCCGGCTTTCGCCGGTGACACCCACAGTATGCTGTTGGCAGCGATAAAATTCAAGTAAAAGCTTAACTTGCGTACAGCACTGTCCGACACTTCTGTTCACCCCGTATTTGTGGTTTTTAGCGGTTCTCGTTGTCCTGCGTGTAGTGGCGGCGTCATCCCGGGCGCCACATGGACGGCCTGGTGGTAGCTACGACGTAGTGCATCTTCTCGATCTCATCGTCGGCAAACGACATCGACGGATGAGCTTCGTTGATTGAGATGAGGTGAATGCGGCCAGCTCGCTTGTACAGGAAGGTTTTGATCATGACGCGCCCATCTTTCGATTTGACAAGGACGTCGTCTCCCGGCTCGACCGCGTGACCGGGCTCGATGATCGCGAATTCGCCGTCCCTGATGCGCGGACGCATTGAGTCGCCCACACACTTGAGTGCGTATGCGTTCGGATCGCGCGACGGGAAGTCGACATATCCGTCGCCGTGCCCAACCGGGTACTCAAGATCCGACCAATGACCGTTGTCCCCTAACTGCGCCATGCCAACCACCGGAATCGGTTTCCAACCTGTTATGGGAATCGGGCGGTACTCGTCATTCCAACGTACCGCGACGCCGGGTTCTCCCTTCCCCTTTGTCAGCCAGACAGCATTGACTCCGTAAGTGTTCTGCAGCGCCACCGCTTGCGCAACGGATACTTCCGGCCCCTCGCCGGCTAGCCATTGCGACGCTACATCAATACCCACTCCCGTCACGCTAGCAAGCGTCTCTGCGGTAATGCCCTGCATTCCGATCGAAGCTTTAAGCCGTTGCGGTGAGGTGGTTTTGACCTCATTAAGTGTATCGTCCGGATATGTTTTCGATTGAACAAGAACGAGCCCATCTGGGGCGCTCATCACGACATCGATGGATCCCAAATCGTGCTCGGCATCCATCCAGTTCGCCGGTAGCTCGAAGACCTCTTCGATCTTGCGCGCTGATGAACTGCTCATCTTTTTGCGGCCGGCGAGCCAATGGTTAAGCAGCGTCGGGCGCTCATATCCAAGACGAGCGGACGCCGCAGTTTGATTGCCGTTACAGCGCCGCTCAATCACGACTGCGAGATTCTCGCGACGCATATCCTCGATCGATTTCATGGTCAGCATTAGGCCAGTTCTTACCCAAAAGGTAAAACGTCCGCACGGGTAACAAAGTTCTTGCAACTACCGTGCGGGTAATACATAATGGTTCGCATGGACACCATCGAACCCGCTGATTTCAAAAGCTTCTACCGCTCTTTAGACGCGGATTCGAAGAAGCGCTTCGCCGCTGCTGCTCAGACCACGGTCGGCAACATCGAATCGCACTGGCAATACGCCAGGAAAATCCCAAACCCGACGCGGATGGAAAGGTTGTACGCCGCCTGCGTTCAGTTCGGGGCGGATTTTACCAAGGCCCAGCTGATCGCCTTTTTCTACGAGACGAACAAGGACCGGGAGATCAAGACCAAGGATGCCGTTGATAACGCTGCGGCGTCCGACGACGTCCAGAACAATCCCGGCGGCGAGACGGGCGAAGGCGATATGTAGACTCAAGCGTCGATGTGACGGTTTCATATTCGGTTTGAGATTAGGCGTCCTTAGCGGCGCCTCAATTTGGCCCTAGTTCCAACTGGTACTTCAACTGGTAATCCGATTACTTTTCGCTAAAGGGTGAATTAAATGAACGATCTAGCGCTGATGGGCGGTGTAGTAAGCGCCCCAGCCTTTCTGCCCGACGATGTCGTCGGCGCGTGTGTCACGTATCGCGAGATTGTTCGCGTCTCATGGATGCACCGCCGAATCAAGCCCATGACTCAGCGCACCCTCGCCGAAAGAATCGGTTGCTATCCCCCGCATGTTTCGGACTATCTGCAGGCAGATGACAAGCCCTCGCGGCGCGATCTCCCCGCAGAGCGCCTGAATGCCTGGGCGTGCGCGGTCGGAAACTGGGGAGTACAGCAGTGGCTCTCGCGGCAAGCGAAGCTGACCATCATGGAAGAAGTCATTGCGCTGAGGGCCGCATGACCCTCTACGACCGCGATCAACTCACACGCGCTCAATGGGACGCCTACATGGCCCGCCAGAACGTCTCCCTGAAGGACCGCGTAATGGCATCGCCAGTCACGTTCGGGATCTGTCTGGCGGTGCTGTGTGTGCTGCCGGTGGTGGCTGTGATTGTTTGTCTCAGGGGGTGAGATGAAAACGATGAAACTGCAGGACTGACGTGGAGCGATTGAGTGAGTGAAATAAGGCCCGTACCGTATCCGGCCGACACGCGCGCCAAGGGATGGAGATTCGAGCTTGATCTCGAGCGCGTGATGCAGTCGGATACATGGGCGCTTGCTTCTCCCGACCATCGTCCGTGGTTGCTTATGTTGTGGGCGGTGGCTTGGCAGCAAGTGCCGTGCGGCTCCATGCCGGCAGAAGAAGCGTTAATCGCAGCGAGGCTTGGCATGAAGACCGCCGCATTCAAGAAGGTTAAAGACGTCTTGATGCGCGGATGGTGGCTTGCAGAGGATGGCCGCCTTTATCACGACACGATTACTGAGCGCGTGAACGACATGATGGGCCGCAAGGAGGGAGAGAGAAAACGCAAGGCTGAGTATAGAGCGCGGATGGATGCCGAAAGAAAGGCGGCGGAAGCATCAGGAGTCCCAAGGATGTCCCACGGGACAGACACTGGACAACCATGGGACGACTATGGGACGGACACCGGACGGACGTGGGAGTCCGGTGGGAGAGACGCTACCGGAACCAGTACCGGAACCGGAACCAGTACCGGTTTAAGTAGTAGTAGTTCAACCGTACGTAGCGCGAGCGACGAAAGTGAAGGTCCGGTACGCGCGGGACAACTGACGGGAGTGATGCGTGAATTCGGGATACAGGCGAACCCTGCCGATCCCAGAATCGTTTCCCTTGCCGGCCAGGGTGTTCCTCCGGAGACAGTGAGGGCAGCTTGCGAGGAGGCAAAGAGATCGAAGCCTAACGAACGCATTGCTGCTGGCTACATCCTTTCGATCATCGAAAGATGGGCAAAAGAGGCATCAGGTTTGAAAGCTAGTGGGGCGAAAGCTCCGGGACGCGGAGCAGCGCAGAAGTTTGACCCTGTCGCCTTCGTGAATCGAAACAGAGTGAGCGACAACCATGAACGCACCGACGACATCATCGACGTTTAAGCAAAGCGTGTGGCTTGAGCAGCATCCGAAGCTGGGGATATCCCTCATGGATCACCTGTTCAACCGCTTCGATGGCGCCTATCCGAACCGCTGGCGTGCCGCATTTGCAAGCGAGCAGGCGATTTCGAACTGGCGTGAATCGTGGGCGGAAGCTTTCGATGAGGAAGGTCTGACACCGCAAATGATTTCAGACGGGTTGAAGGTCTGCCGCAAGACCTACGACTGGCCGCCGTCGATCACCGAGTTCCTGAAGGCATGCAAGCCGCAGATCAACGTTGACGCCGCGATCTACGAGGCTATCGAACAGATGCGCAAGCGTCAGCATGGCCGCGACGTCTGGAGCAACCCGGCGATCTATTGGGCGGCTGCCAAGGTCGGCGAGTTTGACATGATCAGTCAGTCGTTTTCGAGCATCAAGCCGCGCTTTGAATCGGCCCTCAAGAAAGTCCTGGAGGGCGAGGTGCTGCCGGTGCCGGCGCGAGTTGCCGCTCTGCCCGCCCCGGGTGCAGCGGAGTCGACCCGCGAATACGGAGCGCAGCGTCTTGAAGAACTGGGCGCGTCCGAAGCATTCAAGCGCGCACCTCGCGGGCCTAGCATCCATTGGGCGCAGCAGATCCTCAACGAGGAAAAACGTACCGGGAAAGTGCCTTTGAACAAGCTGAATATCGCCCGCCAGGCAATCTTCAACGTGACGGGGAAAGAAGCATGATCGGCACCTCAAACCTGGCTGCAATCACAGAATTCCTCAAGGCTAGACCCCTTGGCGCGACGACAACGGAAATCGCTTTGCATCTCGACACGAGCGCTGACAGCGTAGTTCAGTCGATGGAGCGCCTCCTTAACCGCAGTCTTGTCGAAAAAATCGATGGATCGCGCATAAACGCTGTCTGGGCGCTCATCGGGAAAGAACCCACCCCGCCGATCTTCCGGGCCATGGAAACACTTAAGGCCATGCAGAACGCAGCGAGGCACGCATGACCCCGGATCCAGTACTAGTGGAACAAATCAAGCGCGCAGCTCAAGACCTACTGGGGCGGATTCATGAGCAAGGCATCGTAATGGATGCGTATTTCATGGATGTTCTGGAGACGTTGGCAACTAACCCAGTGAGAGAGGGCTTCGAATGACTCCCGCCCAACTAGCAGAAGTACTCGAAGAAATCGCCGGTTGGAGTCTTGAGGAACGCCGGGCTTACATAGCAAACCTCGCGATGACAAATGCCGAGGAAGCGGAACAGGTGAAACAGGGATTGTTGGCCCTCTGGGAAAACAGGAAACGGTAAGGGGTGACGGGATGAGTGAAAGAACTGAAGACGTGTCCGATAGTAGTCCTCAATGGCTAGGTAAATGCCATGCGGGCGACTGCCGTCAAATTATGGCCGCGTGGCCCGCTGGCGTCGCCGACGCTTGCATAACTGATCCGCCATATGGCGATACGTCGCTGGAGTGGGATCGACGCTGCGAGGGCTGGATCGTGCAGGTAGCGCGCGTCCTGAAGCCTGCCGCATCTATCTGGGTATTTGGCAGCATGCGCTTTCTCGTGACGCTGTTCGACGAGATGGAGGCGCACGGCTTCAAGTATGCCCAAGACATCGTCTGGCAGAAGCAGAATGGGACCGGTTTTCAGAACGATCGCTTCCGTCGCGTTCATGAGCACGCTGTGCAGTTCTATCGCGGCCTTTGGGGAGACGTCTACAAAGACCCCCAATTCACGAACGACGCGACGGCCAAGACCGTCCGCCGCAAGACGAGGCCGACGCACACCGGCCATATCGACGCCGGCCATTACGTTAGCGAAGACGGTGGCCCGCGCCTGCAAACGAGTGTGATCGAGATTGCGAATGAGCACGGCAGCGCGCTGCATCCCACACAGAAACCGCTGGGCATCATCGCCCCGCTGATCCGCTATTCGGTGCCGCCTGGCGGAATCGTGATTGACCCGTTTGCGGGTAGTTCCTCCGTTGGAATTGCCGCTGAATTGCTCGGGCGCAGGTTCGCTGGATGTGAACTTAGACATGAGTATCAAAAGCTTTTTGCGGATCGTCAACGGCAGGGTGACTTGTTAATGGAGGTTGCGTAATGGCTCACTTCAAATGCGAACAATGCGGCACTCCGTTCGTGCGCGACAAGCAGGGCTCAAAGCCAATTCGATTCTGCACGGTGTCTTGCTATCACGTGTTCCGCAAAGCCACTGGCTACAACATGGGCGGCACATTCAAATCCGGTTTTGTTCCTTGGAATAAGGATCTCAAGGGGATCCACCTCAGTCCTCACTCTGAGTTCAAGAAGGGGCGCGAAAGCAATCGCCTGATGCCTGTTGGATCAACGACCATTCGCGTCGACAAAGCGGGCAAGCCGCGCCGGTTTATCAAGGTCGCAATGCCGAACAAATGGGAGTTGAACGCAGTGTACGTCTACGAACAGGCGCACGGAAAAGTGCAGAAAGGCAATGTCGTCCATCACAAGGACCGCGATTCACTCAACGACGCGATCGGCAACCTTCAGGAAATGACTCGAGCCGAACACATCGAAGAGCACCGCGCAGAACATCAGGCTGCAAAAGAGGCTAAGCGCGACCGTCTGCGTCAGCCCGGTCTTCAGTTAGAGGTGGCGTGATGCCCACAAGCAAATCAAAGCGCGGGAAGAAGTACAACCCAGACCGTTTCCTGACCCGGATTGCGGTCAACGCCGAAAAGCGCCGTGACGCCAATCCCCTGACTGACGATCAGCAGCGCGACCTAGGCCTCGCCTATCACATCGCCTTCGAAAACATGCTCAAGCGCGGCAGTGAAGAGGATTGGTACGTACTCGCCGGGTCATTGAACGTCGCGCTAGTGCTTGCGGAAAAAGGCTACGGGGAAGAGTTCATCCCCGAAGTAAAGGCTGCAATGGAAGCCCTCATGTCCGCGAAGTACCGGGCAGACAGAACCGGTAAGTGGGCATTCGACGGTGCCGGCATTCAAGCCATGCGTGCTGCTCTCGAGATCCACGATCAACAGTGCGCTCTGGCGACACGCGCCGAAATCAAGGTTGTCCTGCAGGCGATTATCAAGCGGGCAAACGAGGGGCACATGTATGCCGCGTCCGAGTGCGAACTTCAGGAGGCAGCATGAACCGGCCATGGAGCAAAGAGGAAATCGAGATCGTGCGTGACGCATGGCTGGGCAAAGGAAACTTCAAAAGTTGTCTCAAGCTCCTCGATAACCGAACCTACGCGGCAGCATCAACGTATGCGAAAAGGCGCCTTAAGCTGGGTCCCCGGCGGCATTCTGATCGCGGTGTCCCTGCCTACGCGTGGGATCAGATCAAGGTCGCATTGGCAAAAGGCCCGGCGACGACATCAGACTTGATGAAGTCAACGGGTTTGTCCGAGTCGGCAATCTGCCATCAACTCAAATTGTCGAAGCCCGGAAAGCGCGGCAAGACTCATGTTATCGAGTGGCGTCGTCGACCGACTGGTGGCAGTCCGATCGCCGTTTATGCGCTGGGTCGAGGTGAGAACGCCGTTAAGCCGCAGCCATACACGAACGCGCAAAAAATAAAGGCGACGAAAGCACGGCGTCGCGCCAACAAAACCTGCATTCGGTCGAAGAGGGTCAATCCTTTTGCATCGTTGCTGGGACTGATAGATGCGCCTGCCGGCCAACCAGGCCGCGTCTACATCCACCTGACCGACACGAAAGAAGACGAACTGGAGGTTGCCGCATGAGCAACGATCTGAAAGAGCCCACCCAACTCGTCGCCGGAATGAGCCACAAGGAAATCCTGTCGCTGATGGCGGATGCAGGGATCTTCTGCTCAGTGGACAAGTTCACGCGGATTTTGATGGACGCACAGCGCCGCGCTCTGGCGGCACAAGCACAACCGGAGCCAGCCAATGGTGACTGACTGGTTCCCGCCTTCAATCAAGCCGGCGCACGTCGGGTGGTATGACGCCCAGTTCTTCGATTGTGGATGGTCTTACGACTGGCGCATCTGGTGGAGCGGAATTCAATGGATGGATAAGCCGCTCGGAAACTCCCTGATTGATCAACAACAAACGTGGCGCGGGCTAACGGAGAAAACAGAATGACCAACTCATCTGAATACGTAGTGAAAGTCGGAGCCCTCGCCCGCAAGGTAGAGGAAGCGAGCGCGCAAGGTTTCCGGACGAAAGCCTCAATGGAGCTGCTCTACGCGCTCGAATCTGCAATGGATGCGCTGATGTCGACGGCTACTGCGGAGTATCTGGCTAGTGAGGTGAAGGCGTGAGAGGAGGAAAAACACATTTGGTCGGTGTCTATCCGACTAAGGGCGGCAAATGGATGGCGCGCATCCGCTTCGATGGGGCCGCCAAATCGCTTGGCAACTATGACACGGCTGAAGAGGCTCACAGGGTATTCGTGAAGGCGCACATCGACCATCACGGCATCAAGAGCGAGTTCTATGAGCCGCCTGTCGAGCATGATGAGCGCGGAGCATTCCGCCGCATCCCGCTGACGCGAGATAAGTTCGCCTTGGTTGACGACGCGGATTACCCGCTGGTTAGCCGGGTTAGATGGGCCGCGATGAAGTCGGAGCGCAAGCACTTCGAAGACACGTTCTATGCCGTTCGAACGCCGACGGTCGATGGGAAGAAAGTCGTGCTTCTGATGCACCGCCTCATTCTGAATGCGCCCGATGATCGGCACGTGGACCATGCCGACCATGAAGGATTGAATAACCGCAGGTTCAATCTGCGCCTCAGTACGGTTGCACAAAATACCCAAAACATGCGCAAGGCGGATCGTGGTTTGCCGCGGGGCGTGGTTTTCGTTGAGAGCCGAGAAAAGTACGTCGCAAGCATCCGCGTGGGCGGCAGGCACAAAGCCCTCGGGTATTTCGATAGCGCTGAAGCGGCAGGTGCCGCATATGACGCCGCGTCGTTGCTGCATCACGGCGATTTCGGCATTAGAAATCAGTGAGGCGACATGGAAAAAATGACATTCCGCCTCGTCCACCCCACAGCCCGCCAGATGGCAAGCCGTGCCGTCATCAACGCGCCTGACGGGTTCGTATGCGAGGTCAAGCCCGCACCGAAGTCCCGCGATCAGGAAGCCCGCTATCACGCGATGATCGGTGACATCGCAGCTCAGGTGCCATTGCTTGGCCGCCACTGGGATCGCGAGGATATGAAGCGTCTGCTGGTCGACCAGTTCGTGCGCGACATGAAGGTAGCGGGCACGCCGCTACACAACAGCGGATCGGTGGTGCCGAGCCTAGACGGCACAGGGATCGTGCAGCTTGGCGTTCAGACACGCGGGTTCCGTAAAGCGGAGGCAAGCGCCTTCATTGAATGGCTATTTGCCTTCGGTGCCGAGAACGAGGTTCTGTGGTCTGAGACCGCGGCGCACGGGTACGAGACGCTGGCGAAGGAGTTTTCATGACACCTATCGCCAAAAAACGAATTCAAATCGAGAAACGGTTGGCTACCGCGCAGAAGGATATGAGCGACTTGCGCGCGTTTTGTCCGCATACACCGTCCAGCGTGCGCCGCACGCCAAAGAGCGACACCGGCAATTGGTGCGCCGCCGATGACCGTTACTGGACGGCGTGCGAGTGCCTTGATTGCGGAAAGCACTGGACGGAATGGAAATGAAACGATCCGAACTGAAGCGCAAAACTCCGATGCAGCGCGGCTCCTGGAGAAGCTCACCGACCGACACGAAGGACTGGCGCGCCGAATTGCGGGCCAATCCCAAGCGCTCGACGCTTACGAGTAAGCCTAAGCGCCCGACCATCGCGGAGGGGTCGAAGTATCTAGAGGCTTGCCGCGACGAGCGCTGCTATCTGAACGTGTTCGGTGTGTGCCTGCATGACCCTTCGACGGTGGTGCCATGCCATTCGAATCAGGCGCGACATGGCAAAGGAATGGGCATCAAGGCGAAACACGAGTTCACCGTTCCAGGTTGCCGCGCGTGCCATGTGTTTATTGACCAGGGCGCCGCGACGCGGGAATACAAGTTCGACGTGTGGGATCGCGCCTACGCCGAATGGGTTCCGGTCCGCGCCAGAAAGATGAATCTTGAACTGGAGGAAGCGTGACAACCATAGCTTTCAACGTCCCCGGCGTTCCGGTCGGCAAAGGGCGCCCGAAGTTCTCCCGTCACGGAGCGCATGTCCGCGTGCATACACCCGAGAAGACGGCGAACTACGAAAACCTCGTCAGGCTGGCAGCAGCTCAGGCGATGGCCGGCGCTGCGCCGATGAAGCGCCCTGTTGCCCTGCTTCTGACGATGAACATGCCGATTCCGTCGAGTTGGTCGAAGAAGCGCCAGGACCTCGCCGTGCGTGGCCTGATTGGTGCCACTGTCAAGCCCGATCTGGACAACGTGTGCAAGGCGATCGCAGACGCGATGAATGGAATCGTGTACCAAGACGACAAATTGATCGTCAGTGCAACCATCGTGAAGCAATACGGGGCGGTTCCGCATGTTGCGGTGCGGGTGCAGGAATACGCAGAGAAGGAGGCAGCATGACCCATCAAATCAAACGATACGGCACAAGTGCAGCAGAACGCCCTGACGGCATCTTCTGTCTCTACGCGGAGTATGAAAAGGTGGTGGCGGAGTTAGAAGAGTTGCGACTCAACGAGCGATCGGACACACCGAAGCGCGCCGTCCAATTCACCCTCGATCTACAGGCGGACGACATCGATTCGCTCTGTTCCGCCCTGTTCAACCTGTCGAATCAGATTGCTGCCCGAGATGTCAGCCGCACATGCACCAGCGGCGGCTATGACTCCGGCTATACATACAGGCTAAGCGTGAGCGATTGCCCGACGCACGACGAGTACATCAAGAAACTGGATGCGTGGTTCGAAACGCGCGAAAGGGAGCAGTCATGACCACATCGACACCAATAGAACGCCTTCGAACAGAAGGAAGTGTAAGCATTGATGAGCCCGACGAGGTTTGCGGCGATTGGCGCGACCATCTGATTTGGGTCGAATTAGAGCCAATGGGAGACTGGTATATCCGAGTTACTGCACCTGACGGTTGCTACATCTATGACGGATGGTGGAGCGACAGCGCAGGCAAATCAGCGGATGAGGCCGTCGCAGAGGCGTTTGATGGCGCTTGCCTGCTGGAGGGACTATGAGTCCATTCGTCCCCGGCTTGATAGTCGGCTACGCCCTTGGTGTCGCCTCCATGTGCGGACTGGTTGGTCTATACCTCCTCCACCGTCCGCGGTATGTGGCGCCGACGAAGCACAACAGGAAGTGGCGGGATCGACCCGTACCAGATGTGCCCGCCTCGCCCTCAAAAGATGACGGCGTGAACTACTCGTTCATGGGCGCAACGGGGCTCGAAGAATAATCGCAAAATTGAGGATTGACAGCGCTCCAAATAAGGTGCAGGCGCCACCTTTATGATAAAATAAGGACTACGTAATGCACACTTCTAGATGGAGTTTGTGATGAAGGAAATTCCACTGAGCCGGGGCCTCGTCGCTTTGGTTGATGATGCAGATTTTGAGGCATTGTCTGCCCATAAGTGGAGCAGCGATGGCAAGGGATACGCTCAAAGGACTCTGAAGAATCACGAGCACCCCGGAAAGAAAAAGGTTGTATCGATGCATCGAGTGTTGCTGGGGCTCGATGTGGGCGACAAAAGGCAGGTTGACCACATTGATGGCAACAAGGCTAATAATCAGCGATCAAACTTGCGGATATGCAGCCCCTCCCAGAACCATTGCAACGTTGGGCCGAACAGCAGAAATAAATCTGGGTACAAGGGGGTATATTTCCACGCGGCGAACGGCAAGTGGACGGCAACCATTCGAGCGCCAGAAAAATACATTCGATTGGGGTATTTCGCAACAGCCGAGGCAGCAAATGCTGCCTACGTAGAGGCTGCAAAGATCTATCACGGCGAGTTCGCAAACATCGGAACGCAAGCGGGGACATGATGTTCAAAGACAAATACGCAAGCGACGTCAGAAGTTCGAATCTCGCCTGGAATGAGCGAGAAGTAAAGTCGGTGGATCGCCTCACGGCAATGGGTCTTTCTGATCCGCTTGGCGCCGCCCTATTCCGGTTCAAGTTTGGATCGGACGCGGCAGCCGGAAAGCGCGCGATTCATCTACTGGCCCACAAGGCGAAATGCTCGCTCAAGGTGGAGTTGAGTTACGCGACGAAGCTGGCGACAGCGTGCGTCAAAGAGTGGGTGCTTGACAATTGTGTCCATTGCAACGGAACCGGCCTGATCCTGAATGGCGCTCGCTATGACAAGTGCGGGAAATGCAACGGATCTGGCGTCAAGTTTCACTCGGACAGCGAACGCGCTCTGGCTGCCGGTCTGCCGGTTGAAAACTTCGCCCGAAACCACCAGAAAAAATTTGACCAGGTGATGACGTGCATGATGGCGTCAATTGCGGCGACGGGCGGAAAGGTAAGCGCACTAATGAGGGATGTTGCATGAGCAAACTTACGCCAGAACAAAAGGCAGCTAACAAGGCGGCGCAGAAGGTCCGTGATCGCGCCTATACCGCGCGTCATCGCGCTTATCGCACGGCACGCGAAGCCGCAGAAAAGGTGGCTGAGGAATCCGTATTCGCCAAGCAGCGCGATGAGGCCGTAGAAGCAATGGACCGAGAATGGCGGAATCGCAACGAGTCATGCGAGGTCATCGAGAGCGAGATCATGTTATTGCAGCAGAGGCTTGAGCGCACCAAGAACCAATATTCGCTGTCCCTTGAGTCGAAGAAGCAAGCGCGCAATGACGCGCAGAAGGCGTTTCAAGCACACCGCGACGCCCTGATTGACAATGTTGAGGCCACCTACCCGGACATGAAGAATTGCTGGTATGTCTCGCAATGGCAAATTCCGGCGGATGTTCGAGCGGAAATGGACGAGGCAGCAAAATCTAGTAAAAAAGTTGTTGCGTAGCGCTAGATATGGTATATACTGTGCCCGTACTGTTCAGTAGTGGTTGTTTCGTCCCGAACGGGACGGACATCCGAACAGTAGAGTCGAAAGGCTCACAGATTTTCCGCAGCGAGCGGTAAAACTCGCCCTGAATTTCCAGAAGCCCGCCAGGTGAAAGCCTCGCGGGCTTTTTCATTTCCGGCTCCGTCATGCGCTTCCCCTCTCCCCTCGAATCCCGAATGTACGGGAACCCCGAGCGTGTGCTTGAGGAAAAGCAGGCACAACAGGCCAACGAACAGAAGCGCGCCGAGAAGCGCAGAACGCTGACCGTTAAGCCTGGCTGGTCGGAAGCGCGCAAAGCCGCTGAAGCATTATTCACCCCGCCGCAGCCCGTTCGAGAGCTGTAACCCGCCCGCAGACATGCAACGTGTCTCTTGCCGGATATCCGGCCAGAATTCGAGTAAGCAATGAATGTTCAAGAGTTAATCGACAGCCTGGAGTTGGATCTCGAGCGCATGCGCAACATCGATCCGGCGCTCAGGGCTTCGATGATCGCGCGGCTGGATGAGTTGCGCAAACTGGCTCGTTGCCCCCCTGCTCCGCCGCCAGCTACGGTCGGCGTGGCAGCTTGATACGGGCGGCGGAGTCCCGTACCCGATCGGATACGCCAACACCCCAAACGGCCTGTAAAGCGGCGTTTTAGGTACGAGCGGATACGAAGAAACAAGGGTGGTAGCGCAGGGCGCAGGACGGATTCCAAATCCGAGCCGGGTGTGGTTCGATTCCGCCGCCGCCCGCCAGTACTGCGGGTCGTAGAGCACTGCATCCATCCGCAGGATGCCGAGCGACGCGCCAAACCGGCTGCAAAGATAGAGCAGCGCCAGAACTCGTAACTGGCCAAGGCCGATAGCGTTCGGGCTTCGTCCACCCCTGCGGCACAACGGACGGCTTTCAATGGAGCGCGTCGAATTTTGGCCTAGTGGCTTGGCGCGCAGCCGCATGCTAGGCCGCTCCATTGAAGGCGAATATCGTCGGTCGCGCGAGTCGATAGACTGCCAAGGCGCCATGTGGACCGCGACTAGTAGCTTTCTACGGATGGGTAGTCTCGTAATTGGTAGCGAGGGCGGACTGTAAATCCGTTGTTTCGACCTTGTCGGTTCGAATCCGAAACCATCCACCAATTCTCCTCGCTAGTAGCTTCCCCTGGCTACTCTGCCCGCGCTGAAAGGCCCGGGCTTTTTTATTTGGTGCGTCGATGGCAAGGAAAAAGACCGTTGTCATCGTCGAAGAACCGACATCAACCTGCGGGCATTGTCGCCATGCATGGTTTGTCGAAGATCAGGACCATGTAGTCTGGTACTGCCGGCGCTATCCGCCAGCGGTGACCTATGACATTGGCGAGCAGATGCAATGCAGCACATTCGCCGTAACGGCACCAGAACAAACTTGCGGGGAATTCAGCCCGCGGCTTAACGACTAAGAGGGGAATTTCATGGCTCGACAGTACGACCCACGATTACGTGAGTTCGCCGATAGCCGTGAAAAGGAATTCCTCGACGCGGTCGAGAAGCACGGCAAGCCCACCCACGCAGCCAAGGCGCTAGGCATCCACCACAGCGTTCTGATTCGCGCTCTGGAGAGTCTGGAGAAGCGGGCGGCCAAACAGGGTTACTCGCCGACGCACGACATGACGCATACCGTGCCGGATGGGTTTCGGGTCCGCGGCGTGTCGACGATGTACACCGACGACGGCATTGCGGCGCAGTGGGTAAAGAGCGAGATCGACCCGTCGCGTCAGCAGGAGATTTTTCGAGCTGCCTGCGAGGCGATGTCGGAAACCTTGCCGCGCGTGAAGGCGGCGCCCGGCCCTGATAAGACGGATGCTGCTCTTTGCAATCTCGCCGTTTTTTCGGACTACCACATCGGAATGCTTGCGTGGGAGCGCGAAGGCGGAGCGAACTGGGATTTGAAGATCGCCGAGAATCTGTTGCTGGCGAGCTTCATCCACATGATTGAATCGGCGCCTAAAGCAAAGACGTGTGTGCTGTGTCTCCAAGGGGATCAGCTGCACGTCGACTCTCTTTTGCCGGTTACCCCAGCTCACCATCATGTCCTAGATGCTGACGGCCGATTCTCCAAGATCGTTGGCGCAGCAATCCGCGTGATTCGTCGGCTGATCGACCACGCGCTGGCCAAACACGAGGAAGTGCACCTGATCATCTGCGAAGGAAATCACGACGAATCTGGCTCGGTCTGGATGCGCCACATGTTCGCCGCACTGTATGAGAACGAGCCGCGACTGAGCGTGACCGACTCCGAATTGCCGTTCTACGTGTATCAGCACGGAGAGACGATGCTCGCCTTCCACCACGGTCATAAGGTGAAGAACGAGCAATTGCCGATGCTGTTCGCAGCGCAATTCCCGAAGGTCTGGGGCGCGACGACCAAGCGCTTCGCCCATTGCGGCCACCGCCATCACGTTGACGAGAAGGAATACGCCGGCATGACGGTCGTTCAGCACCCTACTCTCGCTGCTCGAGACGCCTACGCCGCACGCGGTGGATGGATCTCCGATCGCGCTGCGTCGATCATCACGTATCACGAGAAGTTTGGCCAGGTCGCACGCAACGTCGTGTGTCCGGAGATGTTTGAGGCGGTATAATTTCGCTATGCAAACGACCAAAACTCTCAAGTTGCGCATCAAGGACAAGCACGCCAAGGCGATGCTTGCGATGGCGCGCGACGTGAATACGGTTTGGAACTTTTGCAATGAGACCCAGTACCGCAGCTTGAAGCGCTACTGCAACCGTCCGAAGGTCTGGCTTTCCGGATTTGATCTACAGAAGCTCACTGCCGGATTCGTTAAGTGTGAAGGCGTCACGGTAGGCTCAACGACTGTGCAGCAGACGTGTGAGGAGTTTGCCACGCGCCTGAAGCAGGCCAAGCGCCAGAAACTGAGTTGGCGTGTAAGTGATCGCAAGTCGCCGAAGTACTCGTTAGGCTGGGTGCCATTTAAGAAAGGCGCTGCCAACTACAGAGGCGGACAACTGCGATTCAACGGTATTGACGTCGGCTTGTGGGACTCGTATGGGCTCTCGAAGTACGAACTTCTCGCTGGCAGCTTCAATGAAGACTCGCGCGGCCGTTGGTACGTCAATATCGCCGTCAAGGTAGAGGTTGACGAAAAGCGCGTGCCGGATGGCAGCACGACTATCGGTGTTGATCTCGGCCTTAAGACCCTTGCGTCCTATAGCGACGGCACGGCGTTCGCGCCTAAGAAGTTCTACCGCGCCGCAGAACAGGCGTTGGGCATGGCGCAGCGTGCAAACAAGAAGCGCCGCGTGAAAGCCATCCACGCCAAGATCGCGAACCAGCGCAAGGATGCGATCCACAAGGAAACGACTGCGCTGGTCAAGAAGCATGCAGCAATCTTCGTTGGCAACGTGAACGCGAAAGCGCTGGCGAAAACGAGCATGGCTAAGTCCGTGCACGACGCCGCGTGGACGATGTTCAGGACACAACTCAAGTACAAGGCCATCAGGCAGTGCGTGGTGTTCGCAGAGGTCAACGAAGCGTTTTCAACCCAAACCTGTTCGAGTTGCGGCTCACTGCCTGACTCGCGGCCGAAAGGTATCGCAGGGCTTGGAATAAGGCGATGGACTTGCAGCGATTGCGGAGTGGAACATGACCGCGATGTCAACGCCGCAAAGAACATCGCCCGATTGGGACTTCAATCGCTAGCAGTAGGAATCCCCAGTCTTTAGGCCGGGGAGGAAGTCAATTATACCTCGCCACCAGGTCGCGGGGTATAGCCGAGAGATCGGCATTAATTCAACTGAGCCATGCCACGCAATATCGACTGGGACACCATCCGCGCCGAATATGAGGCTGGTGCTAGTCAGGCATCACTCGCCAAGAAGCACGGTGTAAGCCGAGGCGCAATACAGAAGCACATTGCTGCAGAAGGTTGGACGCAAGACCTTGAGCCGGCCATTCAGCGCAAAGTAGCAGAGAAAGTAGCAGGGGTAGTAGCAGCCTGCGACCCTAAAAAAAAGGCCGAGGCGATTGATGCTGAGGCTACCCGCCGTGCTGATGTGGTGCAGCGCCACCGGGACGAGTGGGACGAACACAAAGAGATCGTCGACGCGGCGATCGGCACGAAAGACTTCGAATCGGCCAAGCTAGCCAAAATCACAGCGGAGACGCTGAAGATCCGGCAGGAAGCCGAGCGCAAGGCGTGGGGTATAGATGCCCAGGTTGCTCCGGTTACCAATGTGACGGTCAGCCAGATCGGCGGCGCTCAAGCCACGGTAGACGAAATCCGATCCGTGCTGCAGGAGAACGCGGTAGCACCCAAGGTCTAGCATGGAATTCAGCGACAAGGAGCGGCGCGCTTACCGTTCGCTGTCGATGGCCGACCTCTTCTGGTTCACCCGCTGGATGTTCGTCAACCGCCGCGGCTATACGTGGCAGCAGGCCCAGCATCACGCGACAGTCTGCGACGCGCTAATGCGGGTGTTCCGTGGCGAGTGCAAGCGGCTCATCATCAACATTCCGCCGCGCTACTCAAAGACCGAGATCGTCAAGAACTTCGTCGGATGGTCGCTTGGGCATGCGCCCGATAGCGAATTCATCTATACGTCGTACTCCTCGCGCCTCGCTGCAGCGTCCTCATGGGACGTTCGCGGGCTGGTGCAAGAAGCCGAGTACAAGGCGATCTTCCCGGCCGTTGGTCTGCGCGAAGACAGCCATGCCAAGGACGAGTGGCGAACGACTGCCGGCGGCATCATGTATGCGGTCGGCGCGGGCGGCACGATCACCGGCTATGGCGCCGGGAAGCATCGGCCCGGTTTCGGCGGCGCACTACTGATAGACGATCCGCACAAGGCAGACGAAGCCCGTTCGGATGTGATGCGCCAGAACGTGATCGACTGGTTCCAGAACACGTTCGAATCCCGTAAAAACTCACCTGACACGCCGATCATTCTGATCATGCAGAGGTTGCATGAGAGCGATCTGGCGGGCTGGCTACTGGCTGGCGGCAATGGCGAGAAATGGGAGCATGTCTGCCTCCCTGCCCTGCAGGACGACGGCACGGCTCTATGGCCTGAAAAGCATTCGGTCGAAGAATTGCGCCGCATGGAAGCGGCATCGCCCTATACGTTCGCTGGACAGTATCAGCAACGGCCGGCGCCTGCTGAAGGCGGCATCTTCAAGCCCGATCAGATACAGGTCATCGATGCACTGCCCTATGGGCACATCCAATGGGTGCGCGGCTGGGACTTGGCGAGCACAACGGACGGCGACTTCACCGCGGGCGGCAAGATTGGCCGTCTACCGGATGGGCGCTTCGTCATTGGCGACATGGTGCGCCTTCGTGTCGGCCCAGACGAGCGCGACGCGGCAATGGTCAATACGGCATCGCTGGACGGTGTGTCGACGAAGATCAGCATCCCGCAAGATCCTGGACAGGCAGGCAAGACACAGGTTCTTTACCTGACGCGAGAGCTCGTCGGCTATCCGGTCACTACATCGCCTGAATCGGGCGACAAGGTGACCCGGGCCGAGCCCTTTGCTGCACAGGTCAACGTTGGCAACGTCGTCATGCTCCGCGGTAGCTGGAACGCAGCGCTGATCGATGAAATGCGCATGTTCCCGAACGGCAGTTTTGACGATCAGATCGACTCACTCTCTCGCGCGTTCTCGCATCTGATTGGTGGCGGCCTCGCTCAGTGGGCCGCGCTTGCAGGATAAATCTACTCGGCGCCCGCGCCTCTATAAGCAAGGATTCACTCGCGCATGTCCAAGTCACGTCGAAACCAGAAGGCAGGCGTGACGCAGGCAGTCCGTACGAACGACTCGTTCTCGAACGCCACCGCTCAATTGGGCTGGGGCACGAATAACCAGTCGTCGGCGTCGACCTACACGCTCACGTACCAGAGCCGCAACCGTATTCAGTTGGAGGCGGCTTACCGCGGATCTTGGATCGTTGCTGCTGCTGTTGATGCGATCCCAGAGGACATGACCCGCTGTGGCATCGACATGGCTGGCCTTGATCCTGACGAGATCACGTCGCTCGAAAGCGAGATGACGACGCTCGCCATCTGGGATCGACTCTGCGAGAACGGCAAGTGGGCGCGTCTGTATGGTGGATCACTCGCAGTCATCCTGATTGAAGGGCAAGACTTGGCGACGCCGTTGCGGCCGGAAGCGGTCGGCAAAGGTCAGTTCAAGGGGCTGCTCATCCTGGACCGCTGGATGGTATCGCCGCCAGTCGGTGATGTTGTCACTGAATACGGTCCCGACATGGGCAAGCCGATGTTCTACAACGTCATCGCCGATTACGCAGCGATCCCGAAGGCGAAGATTCACTACAGCCGTGTAATTCGCATGGAAGGGGCGGACCTGCCGTTCTATCAGCGCGTCGCGGAGAACGGCTGGGGCTTGTCGGTGCTCGAGCCGTTGTGGGATCGGCTGATTTCGTTTGACAGCGCGACGGTCGGCACAGGCCAACTGGTCTACAAAGCCCACTTGCGCGTGATGAAGATCAAGGATTTGCGATCGATCATCGCGGCTGGCGGCCCCGCTCTTGCTGGTCTGAAGGCGCAGATCGAATTCACTCGGATGGCGCAGACCAACGAGGGAATAACGGTCCTTGATGCGGAAGACGATTTCGACACGCATCAGTATTCCTTCTCTGGCCTATCGGACGTACTGATTCAGTTCGCGCAGCAGTTGTCTGGCGCAACAGGCATTCCGCTGACCCGCCTCTTTGGTCAGTCGCCTGCAGGTCTTAACGCGGTGAACATGAACGCGCGCGTGCCGGCGAGCAGCGCGAAGCCGGCGATCGCGCCGGAGAACGCGTCCATCGCGGCCGCGAATCGCGCAAACGTTCTGACAGGCGAACGAGTCGTGACGCCGGCGGGCTCGTGCATGATGCTCTCCACGAAAGATGGGCGATGGTGATTGGCGGATTGCGATTGGCGGTGGCCGCTCAGGCGCCCGCTGGCACCTGGTCGAGGAAGCCGGTCACGGACTGAAGGCGCCCGTGGGCGTCGACCGTTCCGAAGTCGGAGCCCTTGACGATCGCGTCGCCGGCGGGCGTCACGAGTTCCCACGAAAAGCGCAGGCGGTTGCCGAAGCCGTCGACGTCGGTCGAGCGGCGAAACGTGTGACCGGCAAAGCGCTCCTGCACGGCCTGGATCATGGCGTCGATGCCGTCGTGGCACGCGCCGGTCATCAGCGGGTCGCGGTAGTCGGCGTCGCGTGCCCACGTCGCGG